GGGTACTGGGGCGAAAACTTTGACTACCGCTGGCACTCTTTATCCTTTGGCTTCATTAAGATTAAAATCAGATAAATTAGATGCAATCGTAATTCCATCCGCAGCTTCAGCAATTACTATAGACACATCAATATGCGAATGGAGACTAATTGAAGGCGGTACGACGATAGGCGGAAGTTGGGGAAGCATCAATGATGATTCCTCTGTACAATATAATATTGCTGGCACGGGAATTTCTGGTGGCGTAACTGTAGCAAAAGGATTTATAAGTTCAAGCAATCAATCTTCATCGCAAATACACCTACCCAAAGGAGAAATGTTTAAATTCCAATTGGAAAGAAATTCTTTCACAAATACTCCAAGTGAATTTATTCTTGCAATTTCCGCTAGTACAGATAACGAAACTGCTTATGGTTCTTTGGACTGGGAAGAGATCAGCAGATAATTTCTATTATTCTTTTTTAGAATGTTCTTTGCACAATGTTTTGTACCATCCGCCTCCTCTGCAAGTTCCATCTTTACCGCAAACCTCACAGACTTTTAATGATTTTTCTTCCCATTTGTGGCAGATGTCGTAATATTCTCTCGCATAAATATCCCAAGCACCATCGCTCTGTTCAATGTCTCCTTGTGGGCGAAATTGACCAAATTTTTCTTTCATGATGCAACCTTTGTATTGGAAGGTGTGACCCTCTGCGGCAGCTTTATCAGAGAGAGCTTGCACTTCTTCGCAGAATCCGATAACAATATCTTTCCAGCCGATACCATGCTCAAAACCGTAGCGTAAATTCACAAGGTCTTCTTTTGGTATTCCTTCTTTTTTGTAGAATTTTTCGTAGCAGTCTGAAACATATTCAGAAGGCTCAAGGAAAATCTTCGGAAATTGCTCTACAACTGGCAACCATTCTTTTTCAAGGCTTTGTTTAATGAATTCCATATTTTTTTTATTTTTATTATTTTATTTTAAAAGTTCGTTGTTTTCAAAAATATTTCCAATTACTTCATAACTATGATCTTTGTGAAGTTCATAATAATCACCATACTTATCATCTAATAGATGTCTACGACTTGTGTCAAGGATAAATGCTGCTAATGTTGGTGAAAATACAATCTCTGCTTTATAGTCTTTGCCGTTGATGCTTGTGTAAGTTACTATGTCTCCTTCGTAAATGTCTGTTCCATTTTTGTCAAGAAGACCTGTGAATTGTTGAATTTTTGCGGTTGCAGACCATAAACTTCCATCGTCGTGATCCCACACCCACAAGCTACCATTACAAGATTTGATGTATACTTCGGATTTTGTTACGAATTGGAATCCATTCCATATTCTGAATTTTAGTTGTCTCATGCTTTTAATAGTTCACTGTTTTCAAAAATGTTGCCAATGACTTCAATGTCACTGTCATCCCCTAAATACATAAACATATCATTAAATCCTTTCATGTCAAATCCAAATGCACCATTTTGAAATTTAATATAAGAGATTATTTCTCTACTTTCTCTCTCTACATCAAATCCTCTACGATATTTTACAATATCTCCTTCGTAAATATCAACTCCATTCTTATCTTTTAAGCCAGTGTATTGTTGGACAACATATTCCTTGCCACCAGATCCATTTTGAAGATTGTGAAATTCACCTTTCAATGAAAGAACATAATGCCCTTGGTATCCTTTGTCTGGATAGGTGAATTGTTTTGCTAGTTTATCCCAAGCTCTAAATTTTAGTTCTCTCATGCTTTTAATTTTTTTAAGGTTTTTTATTCATCGACTTCGAACCTTCGCTAAAGCCATTTCTATATGCTACGTTTAATGCTTTTGCGATTTCGCAGCAAGATTTTCGACTCAAATCATCTCCAAGAGTCATAGCAAGTATATCTCTAAATCTAATTCCTTCTGAACAGACTTTAAAAGGTTCTTCGAATGTAATTGCTCCTACGATAATATCTTTACTTTTTTGCATATTATTGTTCAATGTATTTTCCTTTCAACTCATTCTCAGCTTTCAGCAAAGAGTGGATGTGTTCTGCAATGTCGCGAATTGCAAAAGAGCCATCACAAACATACTCATACTCATAAGCGCATTGGCTATCGTCAATAGTAATTTTGTAGGTGTATTGTTCTTTAGTCATTTCAATAGTGCCTCTATAATTTTTTCTGCATTCTCTTGCATTGATGGAAATTGAAGAGATGTAAATTCATCACCATGTTTGGCAATAAACGCTTGCCAATCAGCGAGTGCCTCTGGACTAATAGGAATTTTGGCTGGCTTTGCCTCGCTCGCTTCACGAATGATTTGCAACAGCTCATCCTCCTTGTCTTTAGCAGCAGCAGAGATTTCAGCTTTTGATGGATACACTTGCTGACGAATCGAAGTGCATCCCGAAGATACCTTTACTAGCCACCAACCTTCACGTAAACCATCGAGTGCATAAGGATCAGTCTCTGGAACGTATTTACGTCCTACTTTTCTATAGAGTTGTTTGTTCATCTTATCGTAGATTCTCATTGCTGCGTTCATATTTTTTAATCTTTAATTCTGAGTTGGGTTACGTTGATACCAAGCTTATCAGCAATTTGTTGAAGTGTCATTTCAACAATCTTTGGTCGATTATCTTTGATATCACCTCTGGAATTTTCATAATAGATTACTTTACCATTAACGTCATATTCATGTTTGCTCCAATAACCATAGGAATCTTCCCAATAGATTTCTTTGCCATTGGCATCATATTCTTTTTTGCTCCAATAACCAGTTGAGTCTTCAAAATAGATTTCTTTGCCATTGGAGTCACGTTCATTTTTGCTCCAATAGCCAATGGAATTTTCGCAATAGATCAGATTACCATTTTTATCTTTGATGATAAACGGAAAGTCTTTTACTTTAAGTTGTTGTGCGATAGTCATAATTTTAGTCTTTGATATGTTTATGTATTTAAATTTGGACGGTTTGTGGGTGTTTTTGAATTCGCCAGCACCTTAGCATTAAATTAGTGCTTGTCAAGATGAATTATTTTTTTCTGATTAAATATTTGATAATCTTGACAGTATCTGGTGAAATATCAGAAACATTTTTTATAATATTTTCCAGATGATCTTTATCGCAATCTTTCAGTAATACCCATTTTAGTGGCTGATCGCCATTAACTCCTCTCGTTCCCCAAATATAATTTTCGGCACAAAGAGCAGTGGTAATTTTAGGAGCTTTTTTCAAAAGCCTTACTTCAGAAGCTTCCCAAACACCAACTTTTTCACCAATATTGTATTTATTCCAAAGAACATCAAAACTTTCGGGAACTTCAAACCAATTTAATCTACCATTTGTTGAGAATCGGTTATAGCCAGAATATCTATTAGTGTGAGGTTGTCCACCATCCATCATCATATCGTTGAAAGTAACGCAATGATAATGGGAGAGAGATGCGATTATTTTTTTGCCGTCTGTAACTCCAAGTAATTTCATGATTGATGGTTTTTATTCTTAATAAGCCAATCTTATCACGATTAAACTCTTAGTCAAGAAAATAATCTAAACTTATAGGATAATCTACGCTATGGTAAATGCCTTTTTGTTTTCCGACAGTTACATCAGTCCAAGAAACAAACGGAAGATTTATTTCTCCAATTTTAAATCCACATATCGAAGCCAAAGTTGGAAATCTTAGTTCACTCAATATATTTTCAGAACAAACATCGTTCCAACATGGCAAACAAAAATTATTTAAAACTTGTTTTTTCATAAACATTGCACCAAAAGATATTAAACCAACAGCTTTTTTTTCTTGTTTTAAATTTAATTTAGGAACTTCTGTCCACCACATCCAATTATCTTGAGTCCATCTTGGATCTTTCATTCTCATTGGCTTCCATTTGCCACGAATTTTTATATTTTCTTCAAATTTCATAGCACCAACCAAATCGTAATCTTCTGAAATTTGGGGCAGTTCACAACAAATAAGCGTATCCCACTCAATAACAGCAATATTATCGTTTTTTACAGATGATGCATTTTCCTTCCACCATCTCCTTAAAACTTGATCGCTGTTTCTCCAATTATAATTTTTGCCATAGATAGAATCTTCGCCAACAATAATTCTATAATCAATTTCTGGATTGCTTTTAAGAAGCCAATCTAAATGCGGCAATAAAACTTTATTTGTTTTTTTATCAATATGGGTTAAAATCAATACTGTATAATCCATATTGCTTTCAGAGATTTTTATTTATTTTTAATTGCTAAGAAGAGCCAAGTTCTAACGTGACTTTTCTAAATAAGTGAACTGCATTAGAATATATCCAAGTGAATTGGAAAGAATCATCTTTCAGAACATATTCAAAAATAAAATCAATTTCTTTTCTTTTTAAAGAATGTTGATTGAAAAATTCTATTAAAAAATCGTGAACTAAAGAAGCGTTGTAAGTCCCACCAAAGTCAGGAATGCCAACAATTTTACCAAATAACTTAAATTTTGGTGTGCATCCATCCCATTCGTAATCTTTATAAATGCACAAGACTCCCTTTTTAAAATAACCAACTTTTATTTTTTTGTCTTCTATCGTATCATAAAAAACACAGTCTTTTGCTAAAATAGAGTATTTTTTTAAATCTATTTTAAAATCTTTTTCCAATTTAAATTTCCAAATTTTCACTAGGTTATTTACACAAACCTAGCAATTTGTTTATCTATTTAACTTTGGGGAAAGAAATAATATTTGTTGGCTCAATTTTAATTGAGATTGATAGCTTTTCAATATCAGATGTTAAAAAAGCATTAAAGCATCCTTCTTGATCTAAGAAATTTTTTAATTGACCAATTTTGATCAAATTAATAAGACTATTTACCCATTCTGCTTGTCCTTCTTTTTCATCTGACATAATAAATAATTATCCTTCTTGCTTTTTATAAATTTTGCGGCTTTTTCTTTTGCTGTTTTTATTATCCCATGCTGTATCGCAGGAAGTTCCAGCAAAGATTTTATTGCCACCTCTGTTCATGTCGTCCATCGAACAGAAACCATTTGCTCTTGCGTATTTTGTATTTTTGTTTGCCATATTATTTGTTTTTAAATTTATCGTAAGTTGCGTATATTATGATAGCAGTAATTAGTGAAAGTATGAATATGATTATATCAATCATTTGTCAATTTTTTTTGATATGTTAATAAATTAAATAGCGTATCTTTGAAATTCAATGTGATCAGAAAAATATCTTTCTACTTCTTGTATAATAGCTTCAACAATAGCTGGCTTTCCTCCAGCAAGACCACAACCAATCATTGGAACTGCAAATATAGTCTTTCTATCTATAACAGAAGCAAGTGGATTGTCAACAATATCTTCGCAAGCACAATAAAGAGAATCAAAAAGAAAATCGTATTGGCAATTTCTATTTAGTGGTTTACCATCATTGCCGATACCAACTTGTGCATACAAATTGTAAATTCTTTTATCGCCGCAATCAGCAAAACTGAAATTACCTAATTTCGCATTGTCGCTTTTCTTAGTGTTAAGATCAGCAGCAAAAGCTTCTGGATACAATTTCTTAATAGGAACTACAATGCCAGCACCCCAAACGTGATGCAAGTTTACACAATGACCAAGAACGTCCCACTTTCCTTCAAATATGTCTCCGTAAATTTTCTGCATGGCTTATTTATAATTTAAATTATCGAGCAAGTCAAGGTTTATTTTAAATAAAAATGAATCAATAAAAAAATCAATGGAATAATCGACAAAATAGAAAACGCTTTTACTGGCTCTTTCTTAACGTCTGTGAAATAAATACATAAAAAACCATTAATAATTGCTCCGATTAAATAAATTAATAATGACATATTAAACTTCCTTATCTTGTTTGAAATAACTTTCGCCCATTTGTTCCAAGCGAATATAAGCTTCGCAAATCTGCAATCGGCGTGATGGAACTAAAGGCACTAAAGCAAAATCGGGTTTTAATTTTCTTTCTTTTGCTCTAAGAATAGCCATTTCAGTTCCGAACTTCTTATCAAACTTATCTTGAGGACAGCAAAGAGAATAACCAAATAGTTTTTGACCATTCTTTTTTCTCACCATTACAGCAACACCTTTTGGATTTTTGTTTTCGTCTCTGATATAAATTTTAAGAATGTTTTTCATTTGTTTTTTATGAGAATATATTTTTTTTTAAGAATGTCAAGATATTTTATTGATTATTCAAAACTTGTAGGATTGCCAAATCTTTACCCTTGAGTTCAAACTCCCACACACAATCTTTATTCATAGATACTACGGCAGGAACGTGAGACGCAAATTCTGCATGACTACGAGGCTTATCCTTCATACCTTCGCTCCAGTGCATTATAGGTGTGTAAGAACCCCAAGTCAACTTAAATAAGTCAATCAATGCATTTTGATCTGTGGAAGATTGATTGCAAAAGTCGTGTAAATTATCATAGACAAGTGGAATAATCTTGCCAAACGATTCATATAAGTTTTTGCAATTCCAGAAACCCTTGTCTTCGTTTTCTAAAACAAGACGATTTTTAACCGATTGTGAACACGAAGCGAGCGAAGCCACAAAACGATCCACATAATCAGAAAGATTTTCTTTCTTAAAATCGGGAGAAAGATTGAGGTGAAGACACATCGGCGCGGAATAGTTTTGAGGCAGACCCATCAAATCTAAAATGTAAGCTTGATGATTCAGTTCTTTGATTGAACGATCAATAACATTCTGATTGTAAGAAGTAAGAACATTGAATTGATCTGGATGAGAAGAAACGGAAACACCACAACTTTTTGCGGTAGCGCCAACTTCTGACAATGCTGACGAAATAGCTTCCATGTCTGGCAAATCATCATAAGAGATGCTCAAAGTATCATCTGTAACGAGTGGAGCTAAACAACTAGAGATTCGATAGTGAGAAATACCGTTTGCAGAACAATGTAAAACTATTTGCTTTGTTAGTTTACAGTTGTGAAGAATGCGAGCAGATAGTTCTTTAAGAGCAGATTGCCTTTCCAACTCTAGAAAGCGTTTGCGAGTCATTGTCTTAAACGAAAGAGACTTATCTTTCTTCTTGAGAATTTCACTTATGCATACGAGTCCTAATTTCATACGCGAATAATTTGTTGTTGTGTTGACCATAAATAATTTGATTTGCAAAAGTTTTGCTACACGCCAACTATAGCCCCTTAAAAGAGAGTTCGTCAAGTTTTTTATTCAATTACTTTAGCTTTGTCAGATTTGATTTTATAAAAATAATCATCATCATCGGACGTAGCCCATTTGTCATGAGATTCACAATGATATTTTCTCATGTTTAGTTTGTAATCTGGAATATGTTTGAATGGTTCTGACACCATGCTTGGTTCAGCCCAAAGAATTCTATTGTTGGGATAAGCACAAAAATAACCATCAAAAAGTTCTATTACATGAGCGCATTTATGTTGCGATGGTTCTTCTGCATAAGAAGTGGAAATGCCTCCAGACATATTTGCATCCCAATCAATTGTAAAGCGATAAATTCCTTCTTTTTTTGTTCCATCTTTTAATAAAACAACTGCTCTTTTGCCTTTTAAAAACATGAATTGGCAAACATGTGGCGAATAACTAAAGCAGTCCCAAAGTTGTAATATATGAAAATCTAAATGAGGTGCTTCTGGTTTTTCAAATGGCACTAATGCACTAATTGGTATTTTGTCATAAACCGCGCCAATGTCTGTCATAACAAGAAATAAAAGAGCGTTCCCTTGAAGACTTTTAATTGCGAAAGCCGTGCCTTCAACTAATTCTCCATGATGCGATTCTAGATTATAAAGATATTCTTTTCTAATGTAGCACTCGATTGGCGGGATATTAATAATCATTTTTTAATTGTTAATCTATTATAAAGTTCTGTGAAAATAAGTTCAATAAAAAACACCCCGCTCCAACATTTAAGTGGAGCGGGATGTTTCCAACACATAACACACTACGAAAAAGCTTTTTTATTTCCTGCTGCAAATTCACGGCGAGCGTTCCTGCGGCGTTTTCTCTGGTTAATTGACCAAGAAATTTGATGAGGTTTGAGAGGTTGTTTTTTAGGTAATAAAGAAGTCTGTTGAATTTCGTCAGCAGGTGAAACAGTAATCGTGTTTGTAATATCAGTCATGTTTAAAGTTGTATCAGAAATTATCCTTTTGTCAAGGATAAAAAATATGTTGACAATTTCTGAATTTTAATTACTATGACGACATGCACAACGAAATGTTCAAAAACATCATTGGTCAAAGTAACGTAAAAAGCTTACTCTCTCTTTATATCGAAGCTTATAAAGAAACAGAAAGGCTTCCATTTATTAATTTTGTGGGAGCAAAAGGAACTGGAAAGTCTTTTGTGGTTCGCAAATTCCGAGAAGGTCTTCGCCGCAGAGATGGTAAGAAGCCACCTATTCTTGAAGTGAACTGCGCCACTATTAAAAATGCAGGTCAATTCTTTGAGCAGATTTATCCAGTTTGGGTAAACAATAATGCTTTCTTGTTTCTTGACGAAATTCACTGCCTTCCTAACGAACTGCAAAGTATTTTTCTTACAATTTTTGACGTTAGAAAAGATCCTGTTCGCATTGTTGAGTTTGATGGAATACAATATCAATTTGATTTTACTCAAATTTCTTTTGTTGGTGCAACTACAGACGCACAAAAATTAATTGCACCTTTGCAAGACAGACTCAGAGAAATAAGTCTTGAAGAGTATGATAACGAACAACTGTTTGAAATTTTCGAAAACAATCTTGAAAATAAAATCGAAGTTCTCGACTGTGCAAAACAAGAAATAATTTCTACTTTTAGAGGTAATCCGCGTGATGTTGTTGTCAAAGCAGAAGATTTAAAAACATTCTCTACAGCTAAACAATATAATAAAATCACAAAACAAATTTGGAGTTCTTTTTCTCATGTTATGGGAGTAAAACCAATGGGTCTTTCGACTTCAGAAATCCAAGTTATTAAAGCTGTTGGTAAAAAGAGAGAAGCATCTTTGACTGACATTAGCTCTGTGACTGGATTTGATCGCTCCTTTATTCAAAGAAGTCTAGAGCAAATTTTAGTTCGCAAAAATCTTTTGACGATTGACGGCAAACGTAAACTGACAGCAGACGGCGTGAGATTTTATCATCAGCATTGCAAATAATCATTGACATTCTGTAAATTTTAAATTAGTATAAAAACATACCAAATCAATAACGAATATGAACGAACCCATTAAAAGAGGTAGAGGACGACCATCTGGAGCAGTTAGCTTTAGCAACATGACGCTAGAAGAATTAAACGCTCGTTTTCATAAGTCTCAATTAATTCCTGTGAGCAGAGTCTTTCTGGACAACAGCGGAAAATTTGTAACTTCAAAACAAACAGAACAAATTAATAATGTTGCTTCTGCAACTCCTACCCCGATTCCATCGGATTCAAAAATCGAAATGTCTTTGAGCGAATGAAAACTATTTTAGAAGCCGTCAAAGATGCAGACGAGGTAGAAGTTGATGCTCTATTTGCTCTTCTTAAATACAAATCAATTGGAATTTTAAGAAAGTTAAAATGTATGGCTTTAGTGCTTGACATTAACGAAGAAACTGTGCTTAATGAAGCACCGAAAGATAAAGAGGGACGAATTTTGGATCACGAAACTCGTCATGCAATTCACAATGAACTAATTATTATATCAAAACAATACCAAAAAAACAAATGAATAACATTAACTTCTACGAAGTAATTGACAAGCGAGGCAGATGGATGGGTAGCTATTCAAAACAACTAGATTCTGTAATTGATGTCGGAGCTTCTGCACTCTCAATGGCGCAAATGAATGCGAAAAGAAACGAAGGTAAAATCTTTTCTGTTACCTTTAATCAAGAGAGGGAGCTTGTCCAACCAAAATAAGGGTTGAAAACATTATAAAAAGGTGTAAAATTATATAGTGAAAACTATCGTTAAAAAAACAATTAATCTGGAAACTAAGAGGCACGATTTTGACAATGAATTTGCCTATCTTGAAGTTTGGTCAAACGCTCATTTAAAAGATTGCTTCTTTGCAGAAAAAGATTTTCTTTATCTAGATGGTTCGCTAAAAAATGGTGGGAAAAAATACTTCTTTTCTAAATATACTGGAGAAGATGTAGAAAAAATAATCAAGCCATTGAATTATGAAAATTTTACATCCTTTAATAAATTATACTTTTATAATGAAGAAGGAGATATCGTAAGAATTGATGGGGTTCTCGCCTCAGATACGGAATCTGAATTCTTAATTAAAGAAGAAGAGGAAGAAGAATTTAACGAAGAAGAATAAATCATGATTACTTATATTGTAAGAGACATTAGCGAAAAAACAAATCCTGTTAGTATTTTTAAATCCCCAAATCTGAAAGAAACAACCGCAAAGTTTCAAGATTATTGTGAGCAAGATACAAAAGGAACATTTGAAATTGTAAAACAAGAAGTTATTACTGAAAGAATTACTGTTTCTGACGATTTTAGGCAAGCTAAATTTGATTTCGCCTAATTTTTATTAAAAACATCTTGACTTGTGGCGACTTTTTGCCATAATCAGCCCGTGCGAGGAAATTCCGCACATTGTTAAATTTGTTAAAAATATGAAAAACATTGCACAAGACAACCGTATCATCTCTTTTGGAGAAATGACTTCATCTGTTATGGGTATCGACCCAAAAAATGCAGGTCGAATCACTAAATTTCTTCGTGACAGCATCTATTCTGATAAGATTTTAGCTCCTATCAGAGAAACAATTATGAACGCTCTTGACGAGCATCTTAAATATAATGTTGACAAACCTGTTTTCTGCGGAATTCGCAAAGAAGCTGATAAAAACGAATTTTTTGTTCGTGATCATGCTAAGGGTTTGTCTGAACAAGATGTTCGTGAAGTTTTTGGTATGTATGGCTCTTCTTCCAAGAGGGAAAACAATACTCAAAGTGGAATGTTTGGCATTGGTGCGTTAGCTCCATTCGCTTATTCAGATACTTTCTTTGTGGTTTCTCACTTTAACGGAGTAAAATCTACATATACTTGTGCTTTGGGTGGCGATGAAGATAATGTTTCTGTTGGACATATTTATAATATCGACACTTGCGAAACTAAAGAATCTGGTTTGGAGATTATTATTCCTATAAAAAATCAAGATTTAACACAGTTTTCTACAAAAATTAAAAACTTTGTTAGTTTTTCTCCATACGAAATTGTGGCAAACATTTTGGGCATGGAAATCAAACCAAACAAATGTGTTTATTCTAAAAAAGTAAATGACTTTAACATCAGACTTTTAAAAGTAGAAGATAATTATGCTAATAAAGATCTTGTGTATCAAATGGGAGGCAATACTTATGCTTCTGATTTCTTCAACAACAATGGAATAAAAATTAAATCAAACCATCGTTTGATTGTTGACATTCCTATTGGCAAATGCTCAATCACTTTGAGTCGAGAAGGTTTTGAAGAAACACAAAAGAATCAAAAAGTTTTTTCTGAAATAGAAGAAATTTTAAACTGCCTTTCTGAAGAAGATATTTCTCAATTTAAAACAAAAGATGTTTTAGAGTTAATTGAAGACAATCTCCTAAACATGATGAAGTGTTATCAAGGAGATATTTTTGAAGCTTATCCAAAATCCATATACAATGAAGTTTGGAAATTTGTTTCTCATGTCTGCAAACAAACTTCTTATGGTGATATTAAAAAATATAAAGATAAAAGTCTTTGCGTTATCATTCCTAAAAATGGAGCAACATCATACTGGAAAGGCAAAGTGGATTCGTATCTTCAAGAACAGCAAATCGGAGCTTATCTTGTTGAAGAAGTATCTAATTTTGACATTACACAATTACAAGATAAACTTCACATTGTTCACGCCAAAAAGCTTCCTTATCCAAAAGTCAGCAAAGATAGCTCAAGATATTCTGTATATTATCGCGGAAATAAAAAAGGTGTTTTCAATGCTTTGGAATTTTTTAATTACGTAGCAGAAAAATCTGGCTGGAATGTTCAGGCAAAAACAGAAAAAGAAGCTACCGCTTTATTGAAAGAGAAACAGGAAAACATTAAAAATAAAAGCGATCTTGAGGAAATTTCTTTTGGAAATAAAAAATCAATTTCTGCAAATAGTTACATATACTCTTCAAACTCTGATTGTTTTGTCAAGAAAATTGAAAGTATTGGTTTTATTAACGCAAGAAGTTCTAAATTTTCCGATATCGTAACATCACTTAATAAAAAGCATATTGAAGAATTAGAAAAAAACAGATTTGTTTCTGATGCTAAAAAGCATTGGGTTAGTTTTAATAGTAGAACCATAAGAGTATTAGAGAAGCCAGAAAAAGCTAAAAGGTTTCTTGAGGTTTTGAATAAAATTATAAATGAAAATTCTTTGAGAGGTAAGCTTCTTAAAAATATGGATTCTTCTTATAGTTATCGCACCGTATGTTTACACAGAGAAGAGTTGAGAAAAATCTTGAAGATTGCCTGATTTTTATTGACAAAACTTCTTGGATATATATAATCACCCCACGAACGACAAAAATAGCAATAAACACAAATATGAAATACATTCTTAATTCCCACGGCATTACTTTCTTCCACAATGGAAAGCCAATTAACGTCAACAAACAAGAACTTCGTTATGCAAAGATTTTGAAAGCTTTTGATCTTCCAGAATCTCAGCAGACGCAAGCAATCGTTGCAATCTTGGACGAACCAAAAACTATTCTTAAAGAAGCAGAGAAAAGTGGTTTTTCTTTTGGTGATGATGGCGTTCGCATTGATGGAGAGCTTCTTCCACAGGTTCTTTCTGATAAAATCGAATCTTTAAAATCAGAGGGTCTGCCAATTACTTTGCTGCTAAACTTCTGGCGTAATCTTCGCTTGAATCCTTCGTCTTCATCTGTAACAGAACTTTATGATTTCCTCTCTTACAAAGAACTTCCAATCACAGAAGATGGATGCTTCCTTGCGTACAGAGGTCTTCAAGAAAATTTTTATTCTGTTCATGGAAATACAAAAACAAAAGTTTTGAAGGGTAAAGTGAATTCTTTTGGTCAAATCTACAATGGCGTTGATGAAGAAATTCTAGTAGAAAGAAATCAAGTTGATGATAATAGAGACAATGGTTGCTCTTTTGGTATTCACGCTGGCTCTTACGAGTATGCAAAGAGTTGGAGTCGTGGGAAAGTTGTTGTGGTAAAAATTAATCCAAAAGATGTTGTTTCTGTTCCAACAGATTCCAACTGCCAGAAGTTGCGTTGTTGCGGTTACAAGATTATTTCAGAAGTGCAACAAGAAATTTTAGCACCAGCCACAGATTCTGATGCTAACAGCTATCAGCACGAAGAACAGAAAGAGCTTTCTAATTTCGAGCAGAAGATTAAAAACTACCTTATTAAAAAAGAAGGTCAAGGATATAATAAAGTTTCCTTAAAGAAGATTAGAAATTCTTTTTCTCCAGATTATCCAAGTAAAGAAAGAACTTTGGCTGCGATTGATTCGCTTGGTTATGTTTGGCAGTTTGAAGATGGCAAAGAGATTGTAGTCTTAAATTGAAATTTTAACAATAAAGATATTGACAATCCCGACTTTAAATAGTAAAACTCTCGCGACATGAAATACTACATTGCTGAAATTACCGTCCATGTAAATGGTTTTGAAAAACATATCAAGAGTTTGATACAGGCAGATTCGCCAGAAAATGCTCTTGAACAAGCTTGTGAGGATCAACTTCATAACGATGCAGAAGATGGATCTGGATGGCAGAACGAACAACTTATTGATGGCAACTTTGATTTTGTCTATGAACCTTATCAAGCAGTTGAAGTCAAACCAGAACACGTTGAAATCCTTAAACAATATCTATAAATGAAAAATAGACAACGCTGGCTAACCAAAAAAATTAAAGGCGATTACATCGAAAACGACGATTTGATTCGCATTGTAATGTTTGAGACATTCTTGCATTACATCAAAGAAGAGCTTTCTATAATGGCAATTTTTAAAGATAAAAAAGCCAAAGAAATGACTGTTGATGAATTCTTTGATTATGATTGGAAAAAGGATCTTGCAGATAGTCATATAACACAAGAGGAGGTCGAATGCTTCATCGCTCGCCAAAAAGAATTAAAGAAAGCGTATTATTATATCACAGAAGAAAGAGAAATTTTAAACAAACAATTCTATATGACTATGGATCTGGACGAAGCGGAATCACTTGAAAAAGAAATGACTGACAAAGACGAAAGAACTCTTGCAATCATTCTCAAGCATCGCTTGACTCTATGGACTTGAATTAAAGTGTAAATAAACGCATGAGTATTTTTTGGATGTTATTATTTGTTTCAGTTATTTTATTATTTTTTGGAGTTATCTTCTTAGAAAATGATGATGATGATGATTATTATAAAAAATAATTTAATTTAATTAAAAATTACATTTGTTTATAAATTACCCCCATGTCAAATTATATTAAAAATATTAGCATAAAAGAAATAAAGGAAAAGTATTTTGGCAATCATGGATTCGTGATGAATTCAAGTATGCCAGTAAGAGAAAGCGGGATTGTAAACTTAGCCAACGCAATCAAAAACGCTGGTATTTCAAAGGATTTTCCCATATTGGTATCTCAAGACGGAAATAATACAATCTTTGTTTATGGTGAGTTTAATGCGCCCCAATTCTTTCAAAGAGCAGATCAATTTTCAATGATTGGTATGGCTACAATTACCCCCTTATTGTTTTTTTTAGAACAGTATAATGAAACGGAAGTTTAAAATGGTTTTACAATAGAAACATCCTTTTAAATAAATCAGTCGTTTTAATATAGGCGTAGATAGAAGAAGAAAGTTATTAGTTACTTACTCGATAGAGTAACTAGAATAACAAACCAAAACACTAGATAACATATAGGAATATAGAGTATAAGAAGATATAAGGATAGAGATAAGAGAAGATTAAAGATATTTAAAGGTGAGGTGATGTAAGGAGGTAGTGGGTCTGCCTTATCCTCTCTATATAAAATAAAGCTTTTTTTCAATCTAACATTTTACCCGCCAGCAATCCCTTATACTATAAGCATCAGACAAAACAAAACAAAATTATGGACAGCGAAACACAGGAAAAATTAAATAAAATTTCGTTCAATTTGGGCAGTTTTAGTATTCAAATAATCGTTTTGATTCTTTTAAGCTGGCTTTCATCTTATTGTTGGAATTTATCTTTTGCTACATTGTTCGATCTACCAGAGATAACAACTATACAGTTTGTTTGTATCAAATGGCTCATCTACTTCATCTTCAATAGAAAATAAATGGAATATAATGAATATATGGCTTTGCTGGCTATTGCGGCAGGGTTCGTTAATTGGCTGGGCTGGCTTAAAAGCGTCTAAAAATAAAATTTGATACCAACTTTTCCCCCCTAATAAGTAAAAATTAACTTTTGAAGTTCTCAATAGATGGATTGCCTCTTTTTCTATTCTTCCAATAACCAAGTTTAATAAGGCGACTCTTAATAAGAGCAGCTATATTATTCTTATTTAGAACGCCGCTTTTTGTTAAGTCTACTTCTTCGAAGAATTCTTGAAGAAGCTCTATCAGCATTTGTTGTCTTTTATATTTCATATTATTAAAAAATAAATCTATCCGAATTAAATATTCTAATTAATTCTTTTTGTATTTCCTCTTGCGAAAACTCTTCATCTATCCTAAAAAATTCCTCACCAATATACCCTTTAACAAAACACTTAAAAGAAAAATCATTTAATAAATTTTGTTCGCATTCATTATAAATACTAACTGGATTTCTCGCAAATATAACTTTAATATCTTTTTGATTAGAGCCTCCGTAACTTAAAAAACTACTAATATGCTGCTTCATTCTTTTAAAGATTCTTGTTGTTTTACCTATTTTAATAATGTTTAATTTAGTCTCCCATATAAGATAAATATACTCTTTATTATTTGGGCATAATAAATGTTTTAAAAAATCAAACTCAGAAGAGTCAAATATTACAGAGGAATCTTCAAATAAACAATAACGATGGCAAAATATTGTTTTGGTAAATTCACAAAATTCTTCGTTTGGTTCTTTAAACCTAGAACGATGAGATATTTTTTTCCTTTTTAAGTCCTTTAACTGGTGCATATATAATGTTACACAAGTTTTTCTAAATTTTTCCTTAATAAAAGATTGACATATTTTTCAAATAAGCTAATTTACGAACAGTTGTTTGCGAAATAACTAAAGCTGGTGTGGTGGAATGGTATACACTACAGACTTAAAATCTGTCGCCTGAAAGGGATTGCGAGTTCAAGTCTCGCCACCAGCACTTTCTTATTGACAAACATAATAAACCGAGTCAACTTTGCCCCGAACAAATCTTAATATATGAAATACATTGCTCAAAATAACACAATCAATTATAAAATTCAACTTCATGGAGAAGAAGAAGAACAAAATTGTTTTGCCACCCTTGTTGAAAACTTCTATGGCATTGTGCCAATTGAAACTTATGCGGGGCAAATAATTGAATTCCCAAATAAAACAAAGTTTATTAAGTTTTTAATGTGGCGCGAAATTTTTAATCAGTGCGCCCCAAATAAACAATTTAAATTTATGCAGTTTGCTAGACAAGCAGTAAAGTCGGTCAGGCAAGTGCTAAATAATGATGTCATTGAAGTTTCTTATTGACACTCCTTAATAATAGAGATAAAGTTTCTTCACAACAAAAATTTAAGATAAACATATGATTACTAAAGCGCAATTAAAACAGATGAAAGATTCAAATAACCATGTCAAACATTCGTTTGAAGTGTCATGGGAAGAAACATCTCTTTCTCGTTTGTTCGATAAGATTGATGCCAGTGTAGAAGGTGGCGCTCTTATTGATATCGTATCAGCAAAACCAATTGAGTTTATTAAAGAAAGAGAAGCTCTGATTGTTGAAATAGTTATGGACGTTTCAGATGTATTTGATGGCGCTGAAGAAGTAGAAGATTAATTTTATAGGGGGTGTATCGGAACTCGCTTCTAACGAGTAGCACCGTAAAGGATCAATGCACGTTCGAATCGTGTCATCCCCACCATTTTTTAATCAAAATTTATGTTGACAGTTCTTAATAAGTAGTAAATATTAGCTCAAACATTTCACCCCTATAGCAGAACGGTTAATGCAACCAACTCATAATTGGTAGATTGTAGGTTCAAGTCCTACTGGGGGTACTTAAAGAAAACTAAAACTATGAAAACTTTGCTTGTAATCTCTTTAATAATCGCGACTCTAATTGTAAAGAATAAAAGCTTTCTTTTTAATAATGATGAGCTAAAGATTAACAGTTCTTCTCTAAATAAGTATGATTATATAGAGCCACTCATCGAGGAGCCAATTAATGAAAGCGGTGAGACTTGGAATGAAGTCAATGAAATAAGAACCTCCCTTATTAAAGGAGTAAAACATTTTGAAGGATTCTATTCTCATAGATACTATTGCAGCGGTAATACCCTCACAATTGGTTATGGGCATACAGGTAAAGGCACTAGAAACAAAACAATTTCTAAAAAAACAGCAGAAACTTTGCTATTAGAAGATCTAAATAAGGTTGAGCGGTCTGTTACTAAATATGTTAAAGTGCCGCTTACCGAGGGGCAGAGAGCATGTCTGATCAGCTTCACCTTCAACTGTGGAGAGGGCGCATTAAATAAGCTGGTGAATGGCAAGGGTAGGCTTAATTCAGGCAACTACTCAAGCGTCAAGCGTCTCCTGCCCAAATATAGAATGGCTGATGGAAAAGTGCTAAGAGGTCTAGAGAAAAGAAGAGCATGGGAATTAGCTTTGTGGGAGAAGAATAAAATAAAAGACTCTTTTGTGGCAAACAAATAATCAAACTTGATATTGACATTAGAATCAGAACACGCTAACTTCTTCTCGTTACAGAAACAAATATGAAAATCATTGTAGAGATTGGCGATTTAAATTTGCCCCAAATAAAAGAAGTCATGATTGATGCGATTGAAAAGATTTTCGATCCAGATGTAGACACACTAATGGACGGCTCAATAAGTTTAGTTAACGATGCATTTCTTAGCGTAGAAGAACAAGAATAAATGCAAATAGTTGCCCTTAATAAGTACAAATAAGAGATGCGTGTTTTTGTAAGTCGTTGAGAGTGAGGGAGTTACGCGGCTGGGGTGGGGCGACCTGCGTAAGTCGTTGATTCTCAACGACTTACGAGGCTTGTTCACTACGCGCACCTACACTCCAGCACTTTGCCACTTTTTTTCACACTACAGAAAAAATTTTCTAACAGAGGCGCGTACCAATCTAACGGTTGGTTTCTTTGAAAGTGGTCTTTCACCTTTCTATTGATTGGAAGCTTTGGATTGTGATAAACAGAAACAAAAGCGGTTTTTGTTAGAGTTCTTTCTGTAAACTTCTTTATTGAATTCAAGACTGGCAGAAGATGCTCATCTTCTATCACATTGAGAACATTGCAAGAGATTAGAAAATTTGCAAACTCAACATCTAAAGCAGAATCAAAATTTTCAGAATGGCTTCGATTGAAAGGATCATAGGGAAGATATCCGATATCGTTTTCTTCAAAGAAGCAATCAATTTTTCCTTTTTTGCCAGCCCCAAAGTCAAAAACAGTTAAGCCATTTTTTTCTTGTGAAGTAAACAAACCTTTTTTGTGAAGCGTTTTTACCAACGCGGGAATTTGATTTATTGAAGTTACAGCAGAGGAAGAGTTCATTTTTTAACGATTATGAGATAAAGCCCAAAAGAGAATAGAAAGCCCGATGATTGTCACAATGGTTATTTCGTTCATTTTTTATTATGCCTCCAATGGTTCAAGGACAAAACCCGTGGCATCTTTTTTTGCCATGCCTTTTTCTACAAGTCCAACGATCACGCCCTTTGGATCTAGAAAACGCAAGTCGGTTTCGTCTCCGTTGACAACACTACGCCCAAGGAATTTCTTTGGCAAGTATTTTCTGAAAACCATTGCAACATTTCCACCGCTTGCAAGCATAGCCTCCGCAATCTTTCCATTGCTCTCGCTACGAGAAAAGGTCAAGTGATAGTTTGAAGGAAGTTCGCCAGCAAGGAAAGCGGTCATTCTCTCTGGTGTCTTTGAATAATCATAGAATTGGACAGATGGAAACATCTCAAAGATTGTAGAGCCATCCAGTTTGATTTTTTCCCAAGGCAAGTCAGAAGTAAGGTTGAGACGAAAGCAAGGTTGCATCTGATTTTTTTCAGCTTTTTTGATTGCCGCAATGATTTCTTTTTTGAGTTGAGAAAGAAAAGCAGATTTGTTAGAAAAGAAAAGTTTTGTCTTGGCGATACGAGCCGCTTGAACAGTGGAAAAGATTCCATGTCCAGCAGTATTAAGACAGGCGGCGGTGCAGCCCTTTGACGCATCTTTGCAGACATTGAAGCCAGACAAGGAAGCGGGGGCAAGATGGATACCAAAAGACATAAAGCCCATTTTTTCGCCTTTTTTGATTTTCGTGTTGGATGTAGTAAGTAGTTTCATGACGGGGAAAGATTAGCATTTAGGCGGTGGTTGTCAATTATTTTTTACGTATTTTTTTTTATTTAAATGCTTGACAAGCGAATCTAACAGTTTTCTAACAGCCGCGTAAGTCATTGAGTGTCAACGAGTTACGCGCGGCGCGGGGGGCGAGCCGCGTAAGTCGTTGAGTATCAGCGACTTATGACAACCCCGCTTTCGCGGGGGTTGTCAAGTCTTTTTTTCGATTATTCGCGGAGGTCATTTTCACCCTCTGGGGCGTTGTCCTCGCAACCTTTGGTTACAATCTCTTGGAGTTCAATTTGCGGCACGTGATGAGCGAGCTTGTCGAAGATGCTCTGCATGGTCATGGTGCGGAATGGGAGCTTGGAAAGATCACCACCTTTGAGATTTTCGGTCACAGCGTTGTAGAGATTCCACAGCGTGTTGCCCACGAACTCAACGTGGCGAGGATTTTCTGAACCTTCCATGTGGCGGCGAAACTCCACCACGTTCGTGTAAAGGTCACGTGCTGGAATTGCTTTCGAATCGACCAATTTGACAAGCAGATTTTCAGCTTGAGCGGAAGAAACAAAAGTTTCCTTGTAGCGTTCGATACGCAAGCCCATGTCGTTCCAATGAGCGACAACGCGAGCCACAGCGTCAGCGATCACGCGAGGGAGATCAGAGAGGATGTTGAGCGTGTGGCGGCGTGACAGCTTCACGTCAGACGAGAAGCAAAGATTTTCGCAAACCATCATGCGGTTGCCGATGCAGATTGCGGCGGCGAAAGCCTTGTCATGAGAGTTGCGAAGCCCCAAGACGACTTGGCGATCCGTTCCGTCGATACCTTTACCAGTGAGAGCGAAGCCGCCGAAGTAGCGAAGACCGCCACGTGCAAGCGAGTGTTCTTCCTCAACGATTTCCAAACCGACAGCTTCGATAGCTTCGCGGGTCAACTTGACGAGCGTGTGGTGAGGGATTGGCATATGGGAATCGGTTGCCTCTGGAGTTTCAACACCCATGAGAGCTTCGAATTGAACTTTGTTTTTTGCGATGATAAGTGACATATTTTTTTAGTTTTGTAGTTAAGTGCCTTTCGTGGCGACAAAAAAAAGATAGCATTTCCCATGATTTTGTCCACACATTTCTATTTGTTTTTGCATTTTTATTTTCGCCCCAAAAAAGAAAAAAGCTTGACAAATGAATCTAACAGCTTTCTAACAGCTACGTAACTCGTTGAGTATCAACGAGTTACGCGCGGCGCGGGGGGCGAGCCGCGTAAGTCCTTGAGCCTCAATGAGTTACACCTTGTCACTTCTCTTCTTTTATCTCTCTTTTGCCGTCTCGCCTCACACGTTTATTTTGTGGGCGTTTCCAATCGCGCAAGTGCTTCCACCATTGGACAGTCTTCACAGATCCTTTGCCTTTACCTGCCGAAGCCATCGCGACATTCCTTTCTGCTTGCCTCTTTCTTCTTGTCCTTGAAGCGGATCACACAGGGAGGCATTGCGTGACGCACTAGGTTTCTCATGTCAAGGCTATTCTTTGAAAGTTCTTTGGGGGTTTTCTTTTTCATTTTTTAAATTGCGTAAGTTGTTCGATAAGCGATTCCCATTTCTTTACACACTTGCTTAAAGACTTTGCCGTGAAAGTCATTTCTACCATTGACTTTGAATGTTCCGCCCATGCGTGAGAATTGGATGCAATGAGCAATCTCATGCAAGAGAACATATTTAAAAATGGAAAAGTTGTTTAAAACTATTTTGTTTAACTCAACCTTTTTTTCCCAAGGGTTAGCAAAACCAAGAGTTCTTTTAACGTGAGGATTCCAGTAGAGAGTGTAGTCATGTAAGCCGTATTGTTTAAAGGTTAGATGGGCGTATTGTTCGACTTCTTGTGTGGTGAGCATGGCAAAAGTTTAACTGTTTTAGGGATTGTGTCAATTATTTTTATTCTCCTTAACCGACTTCTTCTAGCATCTCTGGATTAAGCCATACAAATTCATTTTCTAAATGAGAAAGAATTGGGTAAACTCCATATTCTTTTTTGCCCGTATCTGTCCAGATTTCTCTTTTTAGAGTTTCTTCAAGTTTCTTTTTTAGTTTTTTTAACTTGGTTTCTGTCATTAGATACGAAGAATATTGACTTTGGTATTCTGTAGTATGCTCTATCTTTAATCGAAATTTTTTCATAGCTGCAAAAGTTTAACTGTTTATTCTTCTGTGTCAATAGAAAGTTCAGAAGTAAAAAAGATTTCTCCGTATGATGTAACAAAACGATAAGATCCGTCTTGTAGTTCTGTGAAATCTTCCTGATTGTATAACAGGCTTTTTCCGATTTCGCTCATGATAACATCGACAGCTACTTCGTCGAGGTCGTCACGGGGAATGTCAATGGTTATTTTCATGGTGCTGTGGGATTTAGATTATTTGTTTTCCTCCAAGAAGTCAACAAAAGATTCTGCAAGATCAAAGATTAGTTCTTGCACATACCAATAAGGATCTTCATTGCCAGCGGCTCTTTGAATCGCGTCCCAAATCAAAACTTTGTCTTGTTCGGGATGGTTTTCTTCGATAATAACAAGCGAAAGCTTTTCAGCGTCCCAGCTTTGATCCCAGCTAGAAAGGAAGTGGGAGGCAGCACGAAGAATTGCTTTTGCGTGAATCGGATTGCTTGTGTCGAGGTGATCAGTCATGCAAGGAACTTATCATTTGAGAGTGCGAACGTCAACATTTTTTATTGATTATATTATTAATTAAAACACTTGACAAGATTGTGCCGAAAGCATCTAACAGATTTTTATCTCGCGGCGGGGCGCTCGCATAAAAAATTGAGGGGGCAGCGCATACCACCGCGCCACCCCTAATTCACCATGCCACAGAAATTATACGTGGAAACCTTCTTCTTCTAACACTTCAGCAACAGCTTCTTGTGCGATGTTGTAGAGTTCTGAGACGAGGGCAGTATCACCCTCCTCCTCGATGTATTCTTCCATAGCATCGAGTGCGTACATGACGCAAGGAAGATCTGGGAGGTCTGACATGGAAAGCCCACACAGATCGTAACAGGCTTGATTCATAATGGTAATGCAGCGTTTGCGGATGTTCATAGTGGTAATTCTTTTAGAGTTTTGCGGGGACAAGGATTGTAATTTGCGTTTCTTCTCCTTCATTGTCAATCAAAAAAAGATTTGAACCGCTAACTCTCACCATTTTGTTTTCTCCCTCTTGGAATTTCGCGCAGTATTCTAAGCCCTCAATATCCCAGCCGAGATAAAGAAATTCGTTTTCATCTGATCCGTTTAAATCATCCAGACATGGAAATGTCAGGGTGTCGTCAATGATAATTGCAGATGCGTCTTGAATGATAGCAAAGGCTTCTTGTAAAGGTATGTATTTCATAGTGGCGATAGTTTAATGTTTTTGGGGCGAGTTGTCAACTATTTTTAATCAAATGGCGGCAAATACTTTTTTACCATTTAAAATAACTTCTTCCGCGCGAAAAATATCTTGATTTTTGCACTGGAACTGATTGACCTCATACGGATTATATCGCACGGATTGAAACCATTTATTAGATTGTAAGCTCGAAACCAACTCACCCAAGATGTAGGCGTGAACGTTCTTTCTTTTTTCTTTGATTACTCTCTGGCGACCAGCCTGAGATACCTTAAAGCTTGCGTTGCGAAGATAAGCATCTTCTAGATGGCAAACGACTTTCCACCTTCCATTCACTTTCGCTTGAACGGAAAGTTTTTTCTTGTGGAGGTTGAAATAGATTCTGACTTGTTGATTGAGTGGTATCATGGCAAGAGAAAATTACACTGTGAACGCCAATTTGTCAAATACTTTTTTGCTAATAAGCTGTAAACGAGCTGCAAATAAATAAGCTGCAAATAAGAAATCGCCAAATAACGCTTGACAGGGGTAAATTTTTATGGTGGGGCGGGTAGTTGGTATAAAAATCTTTTTTATTCAAAGGTGGGGCGCTGGCATAAAAATCTGTTAGAGCGTCCGAGGTGTTCGTGTCAAGTATTTTTTTGGAAAAGGTTAGCGGGGAGAGCCACCACAACTCTCCCCGCTTTCACCATGCATCAGATCACCACATCTGAAAACGTAACGCTTGAAAACTTTTTGTGAATTGCTCCACACTTGAACTCAACCACCTTTTCAGGTTGGAAAGAGAACCAGCCTTTGCGGTTGCGGTCAACGGCAGACTTGTAGCCAGCGGCTTTCAAGCCTTGAGTAGCTGGGTGATTTGAATTTCCTTTGACAAGATAATCGTAGCGGTTTTTCGCATTGATTGTGCGGAGAGTTCCGTCTTTCTTCTCGAAAGTGATAGAGAAGAATTTGCCTTTGGTTTGTTCGATGAGTTGGTCGATGTTTTGTTGCATAGTTTTTTTGTTTTGTTTTTCTTTACGAGAGTGAATGTAGAGTGAAATGCCACGGGTGGCAAGATAAAAAATAGAGAAAAGTGCTGGAATTGAGGCGACGACGAGGATGGAGTGAATTAAGTTTTCTTTCATGGTGGAGATAGTTTAATGTTTCAAGCGGGGTTTGTCAACTACTTTTTTGCGTATGCTTGAATGCAAGCGAGGCAGTAGCAGGTTGCCCCGAAAGTCAAGAAGCAAGCAACATCAAACAATTCATTTTTCCCGCCATAGACAGCGAAAGCACAAAGGCTAAAGGTTGGAGAGATGGTGATGATTGCGGAAGCGATGATGATAAGTGCGTGTTTCATAGTGGCGTTATTTTAGTATTTTTTGAAGATTAGTCAAGAAGTTTTTATTTCGATTGATCTCTTTCAAATTTATAGCCATCTTCTTTTAAGGCTTTTATTTTATTATTAAAATCTTTTTCATCTTCAAAACGATATTCTTGTGCTGGGCGATCACCCAAGGCATAAGTCCAGATCATTAGGGTGTTGCTATTAGTAAAAAACCAGTGTGTTGTTTTCATAGTGTTGATTGTGGTTAATTTTAAAGATTAGTCAAGAATAAAAACACCATTGCCCATCATTCCTTCTCTGGATTTTTTGGTTGCGGTTGAAAGGATGTTTCTTTTTAATTCTTTTCCCTCGTTAGTAGATGGCACGAAAGAAAGAGTTTGTTTTATTTTATTAAGCGTTGCGTCGTCGCTACTAATGGAGAAGCCATCAATTTTCTTAATGAGCTTTGCGGCTTCAAGAAATTTTGGGATTTCAAGCGGGGCTTCTGATTGGAGTTTTTTTAGTTTGGCGTTCATGGGTGGATTGTGGTTTGTTTTGGGGTGGTTGTAAAGAAGAAAGTGATCTTGTTGAGTGAGATTCGAACTCACCTTTTAGGGGGTTTAGCCCTTTGTCTTGTCCCCCTAGACGATCAACAAGTTTTAGAAATTGATGGCATGTCTGAGGGATTTTACCCCGCCGTTATTCTCGACTCTCTTAGCCAGTTTCGAGCGACTTTTTCTACTAGGGCGTTCCCTCCCTCGCATGAATACAAGTTACCATTTTTTCAGAAAAGCGCAAGGATTATTTTAATTATTTTTTTCTAATATTTCTCTTGACATGGTAGGCGGGAAAGCATCTAACAGTTTTTTATCTGGCGGCGGGGCGCTCGCATAAAAATTCCACAGCGTGTCAAGTGTTTTTATTGATTATTTTTGCGCGAATGTTTGGGGCGGCTTTCGCCGCCCCTTGTCCATCAAACAAAGTCCAATGTCCCCAAAGGCACTTCATCCTCTCGCCCATCTTCAAAACGAATCAAGGCACGATTTCCAGCGGGAGTGTGGACGACTTCGAGAAGTTCAACTTCACAGTCACAATATTTGCAGATTTCTTTTTCTTCGATCATGGCAGGGAAAGGATAAGAGTTTTTCGCGGATCAGTCAAGAAAGAATTGCTTTTTCCAGACTGCATCTTGAACTTTTTTGTCAAGCCAAGACTGCTGTTCAAAGATTCTTGCGGTGAAGATGGATTGTTTTCTGGCGAATAGTTTTTTAAGTAGTTTCATAGCGGCGAAAGTGTAGGATTTTCGGGGCGAGTTGTCAACTATTTTCTGTTTCTCACAGAATCAACTGTTCCATCAGCATATACTCTTACTGTATAAGCACTCGCTTTTGTTACATACATATGCCCAAAGGTAGTTTGTATTTTGTAGCAGCGGCTTAAATTAAACCATGCTTTGAGGTGAATCAAAATTATTTCTTTCATATTTTTAATCCATTAAAAACATTCCATCAAACATTCCTTGGCGGGATTTTTCCTCTGCTTTGATTAAGATACCCTTCTTCAACTCTTTGCCCTCTTTGGTTGAGGGAACAAAAGAAAGAAGTCTTGTGATCTTGTTCAGATTCTCCACATCAGAAGAGATCGACATTCCATCAAACTTCTTTATCAATGCGGCGGCTTCTAAGAACTTGGGGATTTCTTGTGGTGCTTGCTCTTGTAGTTTTTTCAGCTTTTCTTGTTGGTTCATGGTGCGAAAAGGATAGCGTTTTTTTATTGTTCTGTCAATCTTTTTTCTTCAAGATAACCTTCAAGAAAGGAAATTTCTTGTTCGATTCTTTCACAACCTTGCCAATCTGAAAAGTCTTCACACATTTCAAGTTGGCGGCGTAGTTTGTCAATGACGATGATGATTGATGCGGTGGACATATGTTTTTTATTAGGTGGAAAGATTAAACTTTTTTTGGGGATATTGTCAACAGTTTTTTATTTTTTGCGCTGAAATTAAATCCGCTGAAGTTAAATAAAAACTTGACAAATACATCTAACATTTTTCTAACAGTTTTTGTAAGTGATTGAGCGCCAACGACTTACGCGCGGCGCGGGGGGCGCGGCGCGTAACTCGCTGAGTATCAACGAGTTACGAGAATTCAATTCCACTCCTCGAAGATGAGCTTGCCATCGCGCTCAAGGCGATAGCAGTCCATGATCGGGCAACCCTCGACACCCGTGAGAGTGGTGACGGAAACGCCGCCGAAACCGCAAGCCTGTTTAGGGCTTTTGGAAAATCGGGTGACAGTGTAAGTGCCAGAGTCCCAGTTGCCCCCGCAGGAAGGGGGGTTCTGCATATAGGTGATGTGCGTGTGCTTATACATGACGATTAAGATGTGTTGATTTTAAATTGAAGTCAAAGAACTGGTTGATGCGGTTGTCGAGAATCCCAAAAACATTAAAAAAACTTTCAGGAATTGGGTCGGGCGTGGATGCGTGAATCTCGTCAGCGATTTCGTCCATCACGCGGCAGTATTCTTCGTATTCTTCGGGGCAGCTTGGGTAGGTGTCGGTCATGGGCATATTATACCCACAAAGCAGAGATAAAACCAAGCTTTATTTTCATATTTTATTTTTTATTTTTTTACTTATTTTCTTGACAGAATCGGCTTTTATGGTATAGAGCGCGATCACATAAGTCGTTGAGTATCAACGAGTTACGCGCGGCGGGGGGCGCGGGGCGCGTAAGTCATTGAGCGTCAACGACTTACGGCTTTTCCCAAACGAAAGACTTTTCTTCGGGATCGTTGGGCTTGAGATTCCAACGATAGAAAATCTTATTTTCTAAACGTGTTTCTATCAGATAATTGTTAGAAGTTCTGTTAGGTGAAGAAGCAACCCAAGCTGTTAGAGCCGCTTGCATTTCTCGCATTTCTGCGAAAGGTTTATATCGTGAATCGTTTTCCATTTTGTGGGTGATTATATAAGTTTTTGTTTTGTATAACTATTTTTGAATACCGCTGGCGTGTAAACTCTTTTGGATAGCAAACATTGAAGATCGTATCTTATGGAAATTTTGAAATCATTCACGCTCTCAACAGTAGCGACTCGCTTTGTATTATTATTAAACCATAAACTGCCGACTTTGATCTCTAATGGATTGCAGATCGGGGCTTGTTTGGAAATGGTTTTGCTAGGAAAAATTAGTTGTCTTTTCATGCTCTTATTATACTAGGTTTTTCTTATGCTGTAAAGTGAGAAAAGAAACTTTCTTTTGCTTCACTTGTGGCGGTTTCTTTCGCGTCAAATTCTTCTCTTGAAACTTCTTTGACTCCATCGAGAGAATGAAGAAAAGTTTTGTTTGCTTTGTTTGAGGTTCTCGCGAAGCAATGCATCTCTGGAAATGGATTGATTCCTAAGCCAAGGTAAATGCCTTTGTTTGTAGTGGTGTTTGCTTTCATGTCTTTAAGATAGGGTTTTTTCAGAGAAACGCAAGTTTTTTTTCGATTTGTTTTTCTCTGCGGATTTTGCGGAGGGTTTCGAAAGCATCTTTTCTTTCTACGATGAAAGATTGTGCGGAATAATCAGTCACAAAGACTGAGAAAACTACTTGACCTTGATTCTCTTTTTTACCCTTTGGAGTAGAAAGGGCGAAACGATTTGTGGTGTAGCGTGTGCGGGTGGTTTGACGTTCGATTTGCATGGGGAAAGTATAGTTTAAAAAGGGTTTTGGTGCAAGGTTTATTTTGCTTTTTTATTTTTTATTTTTAGACTGGTTGAGCAAAGTTCATGAGGAAACCTAGGTCTTTGAAGCGATCAGAGTGACGAGCAGGGATGCAACCATTTTCATGTAACATTCTGCAAACATCACCTTGGATGCTTTGAACTTTCATGATTCTTCCGCTTACGCGAACTTTCATGCCTTCAGTGATTGTGATTTGTTTTTCGTTTTTCATGCCCAAAGTATAATCAAAAACCCGCTTTTCCGCAAGAACTTTCTGCATAAAAAAGCATTTATTTTTCACTTTTTATTTGAAGAAAACGCTTGACAGAATTCTCTAACAGCCATCTAACAGTTTCTTTTTGAGCTTCGTAAGTCACTGAGTATCAACGACTTACGCGCGGCGGGGGGCGCGGGGCGCGTAACTCCTTGAGGCTCAACGAGTTACGGGGCTGAATTATTTTTATTTTTTTTTCTTTACATTCAACCCGCGATCTTGCGAAGCATCGCACTTCCGCGATACTCAAGAATTGTTAGACCATAGCAAGCGATGAAGAAAAGCGAGCCTGTCGCGACAAAGTAAAGATCTTGATTGAGGCAACCATAGAAAGCAACGATTACACCAGTGAGGAAGTAAGCAATGACAGTGAGGGCGATGATCCAGTTTTTGATGATGTATTTATTGATTTTCATATTTTTTTAGTGTGTGTGAGTTGGTGAAGAGAGTGTGGTATATTCGGGGCGAGTTGGCAAGATTTATTTACAGATAATTTTTGACATTATTTCTTGCTTCGTCCAGATGTTCCGAATCATCAATTTGATTTAAAACGGCTTCTTTTATTTCGGCAATCATTGCGTCAAAATCGTCTACGCAAAATTCTAAATGGCGTTTGCCTTGGCAATAGCCGCTGATAATGTTTTTTATTTCGTCTTTCATGGTGGTAATTGTAGAGATTTTTTAATGGTTGGCAAGGATTATTTTATGCACTTTCCAATTCTGACAGATGAACTTCTTTTTCCTCTCCATCGTTGAAAGAGATGAAGGCGGTATCGTCAAAGACTTCTTCGATGATAACGAGTTGGTTATGGTAGATTGCGTATTGAATGTGCGATGTGGTGTTTGCTTTCATGTAATTAAGATACCCGATTTGATCGAAACCGCAAGAAAAAAAAAACGTTTTTTTATTTATTTTTTTCTGAAGAAAACGCTTGACAAGATGCGGCACAAACCATCTAACAGCATTCTAACAGTCTATGTAAGTCACTGATACTCAATGAGTTACGCGCGTGGGGGGGCGCGAGGCGCGTAAGTCGTTGAGGCTCAACGAGTTACGCTTACGCTTTAGACTGGAAAGCCTTCCTCTTCTAACAGTTCCACGACAGCATCTTGGGCTATGTTATAGAGTTCACTTGTTAGAGCGTTATCACCCTCCTCTTCAATGTATTCCTCCATCTCATCGAGAGCATACATGACACAGGGAAGGTCAGGCAAGTCAGAGAGAGAAAGCCCTGACATGTCAAGGCAAGCTTTATTCATGATGGCAAGGCATTTTTTGCGTGTGTTATCCATAGTGGTATTGTGTTAGATGTTTTCTGTTAGATCGCTTTTCTGATTGTAAGACCCCAACCTGTTAGAGTTTTGAATTCATAACTAGGCGGGATTATCGGAAGAGGCACGGCTTCGGCTTCGTACCATTCCCCATTTATCACCCTGCCGCCATTAAAGCGGATCGTTTGACCATATTGCGGATAGCTTGAAGCATTGCTCGCAATGATACCCTTGGGCGGTTTGTCGCCATAGGCGTTCGCTGGCGCGTGTCTTGCGCGTTTTGCGCATTCTTTTTCCGTCCATATCTCTTGGGGATGAGTGTAAGTTTTCATTTCTGTTAGAGTGTGGAGACGATCCAAGCATTGGTAATGTAAAGCGTGAATGCGATCATCAAACCGAAGGCGAGGAACACAATGATGTTTTCGAATGTTTGCATAGTTTTTTCTGTTAGATGTTTTTCTGTTAGGCTACAAAGTCCAAGGTGATCAGAGGAACTTCTTCTTCTCTTCCGCAATCGTAAGAGATAAGAGCAAGTGTGCCGTAGTCTGTTGCATAAATTTCGAGAACGATCACAGGCATTCCACAGTAGTTAGCGAATTCAATTTTTTCTTTCATGGCTTTAGTGTATTGGATTTGAGGTGTGTGTAAAGATTTATTTATGCTTCAAAGCGAGAAAAGAAACTTTCTTTAGCTTCTGCTATGGCGTTTTCTTTGGCTGTAAACTCTTCCAAAGAAATTTCAATGATTCCGTTGAGAGAGTCAAAGAAAGATTTGTTCGCTCCGTTTGAAGTCTTTGCGAAGGCGTGGAGAGTTGGGAATGGATTGATTCCTTTGCCAAGGTAGATTCCGAAGTTAGTTGCGGTGTTTGCTTTCATGTCTTTAGAGTAGTAGATTTTTGCAGAAACGCAAGATTTATTTTGCGAAGATAGATTTATTTTTAAGGCTGTTGAGAAGAGCCATTGTCTTTTCATGCTCTTTCTTTTCTTGCTCACGCTTTGCTTTCGCGTCTGCAATGATCTTGTCGAGAGTAGGGAATTGGATAGTGGTGAATTGATCTTTCATGTCTAAAGACTACGATATTTTCTGCAAACCGCAAGAAAAAAAACGCTTTTTTTGAACTTTTTTTTACTTCAGAAAAGGGGGTGGGTTTTTATAAAATCCTTGACAAACCCTTTTTTTCAAAAAGTAGGGCGGGGGGGTGATTTCTATATCCTCAACCCATTTCAAAAGCTTCAATCAAAATACCCCCTCAAAGTCTATCACAACAGACCCCCACCCCTTTTCTTAAAATCGCGCTTTAAGAATCAAAAACTTCTTTTCTTATCTTCTTCATTAATAAATCAGCAAACAAACAAACAGAGCTACCATAAAAACACCAAAACCAACTACCTCCCCAGAAGAAACCAAAGAAAACCCCACACCAAAAACCCAAACACAAACAACAATCAAACAAAAGCTCAAAAAATTTGAACCTCATTAAAAAATTTCGAGGCAAATTAAGAATCGCCCCGTATTTAAGAATAAAACACAAACCAATTAAACAAAAAGTTTGAAAAACTAAATTAGTCATTTAATAAATCTTGTGCCGCTTTTGATACTAAGAGTATTTCTTCTTTAGAAAGAATAACCACGTTTTGATAGTCGTCTTTGATGGTGAATTTATCGTCTGCGCCCAATTCAACGATGGGGCATCCGTTATTATTGCAGCAAAGCTTTACAGAGTTGTCAGATAATTTTTTGATCATATACATATTATAATATCAAACATCTAAAAAATCAATTTTGCAAAAGAATATTGGACCTCTTTTGCCAAAATCTTTATTAATGTTTTTCTCAAAAAAAGAAAGTGCATGTTTATGGTCGCATTTTAACTGCGCTTTTATTTTTAAAATAATCTTTTCTCTGTCGTAAACATAGACTGTGTTATCGTAAGCTTGTCCAACTCCCATTAGGCAGTCTTCATAATTATTGAATTTTACTGGTAAATCCATTTTAAAAAGTGTAATTAATTATAGGTTTTCAAATAATAACAATACTCAACAAGTATTTCAAATGACAAACGTAAAAGCACCCAAAAATAGACAGAAGAAGTTAAAAAAACAAGACACTTCACTCCATGTCCACCAAAATCAAAAAATAAATTTTGACCTAAATGTAAGAGATCTACCTTGGACAGAAAGACAACAAGAAATTATTGATGCCACTTTAAAAAAGAAATCCAAATTAACAATAGTAGATGGAATTTGGGGTTCAGGTAAATCTGTTCTGGCAGTTTATGCGTGTTTAAAACTTCTCCAAGAGAAAAAAATTTCAAACATTCTATACATAAGAAATATTGTACAAAGCGGAACAGGAACTCTTGGATGGCTTGGTGGCGATTTGGAAACTCGACTTAGCCCCTACATGTTGCCATTTCAACAAAAGCTTGACGAGTTGTTGCCTCAAGAACAAGTGGATAGACTCATCAGAGAAGGCATCGTAGAAAGTCAGCCTGTAGCATTACTTAGAGGAACTTCCTACAATTGCTACGGAATCATTATTGACGAAGCTGGATGTATGACGAAAGAGGATATTCTTTTGACTTTATCTAGGGTTGGCAATTTCAGTTATGTTTTTCTTATTGGCGACTCTTGGCAGGTTGATGTTCATAATTCTGGATTCAGAAAAATCTTTGAAATCTTTAACGACGAAGAATCTAAAGAAAATAAAGTATATGCTTTCGAACTTCAGGACAAAATGGATGTCATGCGTTCAGAATTGTTGAAATTTATAATGAAAAAAGTAAAAACTTAAATAAAAATTAGAAATATATCTTTTCCTAACATAAAATTAGTGTATCAAGAAAAATTAATTTTATGAATAAAGAATTTTGTATTAACTGTGGGCATAAAAACTTATTTGAGGTTAACAAACCTAAGTTTTGTGCTGGCTGTGGAACTGCATTTAATGTGTTTTCCAGTAAAGCTTCTGCAAACGCTCAAACACAAGACGTTGAAGAACAAGAAGAAGATTATCAAATAAAATCATTCGATATAAATAAACTTAAAAAATCTATAGTTTTTGAATCAAAAGCCAAAGTAAGAACTTTAGACGAATTATGGCAAGATCCAGCACCAAGAGATTCAAATTCTTTTAGGGCGCATTCGTCAGATCCATCTGGCAGAGAAATCATAAAAAAGACAATGGAAGAATGTTCCCCCGTTAAACAAGTTAAAGAAATTGGTGACGAATAATTAAATGTCAAACTACACTTACGAAGACAAGTCAAGTGAGCTTGAAGAGATATTGTCAAAATATAGATCCAAGTGGCAGCTAGACGCTTTAGCTTGGCTTGATTACGATGATGTCTGCCAAATCATAAGAACCCATATTTGGAAGAAGTGGCATCTTTGGGACCAAGATAGACCATTTAAACCTTGGGCTGCAATGGTCATATCTCATCAGATGATGAATCTCGTTAGAAATAATTATTCCAACTTCGCTAGACCGTGTTTAAAATGCCCATTCTTCATGGGTGCTGATGGTTGCAGTTTCACTAAAAGTAAAATACAAGACTCTGAATGTGAAATTTTTGCTAAATGGCAAAAGAAAAAAGAAAAAGCTTATAATTTAAAACTCGCTCTACCTATTGAAGATGGTAGCAATCTTGGTGAATGTAGTATAGAAGATGAAATAGATTTTGATAAAGCCCAACACGCCTTACATAAAGCTGTTACATCTCAACTAAGCGGTAAGCATTTGGAAATATATAAACTTCTTTTCATAAAGAATATGGAAGACTCTGAAATAGCTGAAATATACGGCTTCAAAAAAGATTCTTCTAAAAGAAAAACAGTAAGATATAAACAATTATGTAATCTTAAAAAGAGGTTTTATGAGATGGCGAAAAAAGCCTTACAAGAACAAGATATTTTATGAGTAAGGATGCTATAGTATTTAATCTAGAAGAAGATTTAAAAAAAGAAATTCTGGAAGAGTTTAAAACAACTCCAGATATTATGGCTATTACTCGAAAGGTTTTCCAAGATGAAACTCTAGATGGCAGAAGCCACCAAGGAAGAGCAGTTAAAAAATTCTTGGTAGAAAATGGTCTGAACTATAAGACCTGCGTAGATGTTCCAAAAACAAAACAAAAAGAACTCACCAATGAACAAAAAGAGTTTTTGATGAGCGATAATTTGGAAAACGGTATATCAGGATTAGATGCCGCCAAGCTTTGTTTTAAAGATAAATCTATTCAGAGTCTCAGCACTGAACATAGAATTGTTTTAGATTTCTTGAAGGAATTTAGACCAGACATAACAGAAGAGCATCCAGTTGCTGAGAAATGGGTAGCGCCAAAAGCTCTTTCTAGAGCAATTAAAAAAGTAAACGATTGGGCAGGTACGACTTTTGAAGAAGTTACAATGCCAACAAAACAAAAAAGGTGTTGCGAGAAGCTGCTTCTTTATTTGCAAAGTGTTCGTTTCAGAGAAACGATTAATCAATTTTCTACCTACTCAGATAGAGAACTTTTTGAAAGCGAATTCGTTCGCGTTACTTGGGATAAGCCAGATCTTACTGTTGACGAGCAAAATCTTTATATCAACATGTGTTCCAACTATGTTCGCTTGAAACATATTCAAAAACGTCTAGATAAACTTAATGGTCTTTTAAACGAAGTGCAAGATCAGCAAGATATGACTATGCGTTTAACGGAACTGATCAAAGCCACAAGCGATGAGCTAAATCAATGCGAAAAAAGAATCGAAGCTCTTGCCAAAGATCTTAACGGATCAAGACAAAACAGACTTAAAGAAAAAGGCGAAGGTGGCGGAAGTATTTTAGCTCTAGTCGAAGCTTTCCAAGAAAAAGAAGAAAGAGGTAGGATGGTTTTAATGGCAGAATTGCAAAATAAACTAATCGAAGAAGAAGCCGACAGACTAGAATCTATGGAAGAATTAAAAGCAAGAATTTTAGGTATATCCAAACACGAATTACTATAATATGGAAAACAAGTTTACATGTTTAGAGTGTGATAAAAATTTTGATAGCAAACGTTCTCTTCACGCTCATTTAAAAGCCCACTTCGATCACATGGGCGATTATTATACAAAATTTTATATAAAAAAAGATTTATTGACTGGAGAACAGATTCCTTTTTTAAATTATGAGCAATACATCAACCAAGATTTTATCTGTCACGAAAATTTCAAACAATGGTTGTCCAAAGAAGAAATCGGTAAAGTAAAAAAATATATTTTAGAAAGAGCATCCAAAAGGTTTGAAGAAAAAAATGTTAAAATATCTCCACCTAATCTTTTCTATACGCTTTCTCATATGGCTGACATAGAAGACTGCAAAAGAATCTTTGGTTCTTATTGCGATTTTTTAGAGCAGATGAAATTAGAAAAATGGTTTAATAAAAATTTACCAAAAGACTTTTGGGAAAACGAATGTTCTGATCTTGAGATACTAATTGACACAAGAGAACAACAACCGCTGAATTTTCCAAAATATATAGACTGCAAATTAGATTTTGGAGACTATACTGCTGGTGGAGAAAAATATTCTAAGACTTTTGTTGACAGGAAGGCTGTTGGGGATTTCTGTTCAACTTTTTCTGGAGGTATAGAACGTTTTAAAAGAGAAATGGATAGATGTGTAGAATTTAATTCCTACATGTTTATTGTTGTTGAGTCTAGTGTTGATAAAATCAATTCAGACAATAAAAAATTTGTAAAGAACTTATCTTATGTTTGGCATAACGTAAAACAGGTAATGCTAGAGTATCCAAACAACGTACAATTTGTTTTTGCTCACTCAAGAAAGGGCGCTCAAAAAATCATACCAAAAATTCTTTTCTATGGAGATTCTATTTGGAACACTGATGTTAACTTTTTTTTAGAAAGGAGAATAAATGGCTTGGTTAAAGGGCAAACAGAAAACTAGGATGGAATTCGCATCTAAAGAGTTAAATAAAAAACTCTTAGAGATGGACGAACAATTATCAGAAGAAGATGCGAGGTATTATTTATATTTGTTTTTAAGAAACAATATTTCTTTTGCCGCAGAATTGTTTTTAGGCATTAAGCTATTCCCATTCCAAGCTTTAGCTATTAAGGGAATGATGATTTCCGATTATTCTATGTTTGTATTTTCAAGGGGTATGTCTAAAACATACTCTACTGCTGTTTATATTCTGCTTGAGTGCATTCTTAGCCCCAAAGCTAATATTGGAGTTATTGCTGGATCTTTTAGACAGGCTAAAATGATTTTCCAAAAAATGGAAGATATTTTGGGTAAGCCAGAAGCTAAACTAGCTAAAGATTGTGGTATAAAAATTACAAAAGGCACAGATATGTGGACTCTTACTGTAGGCAAAGGTAGAGCTATCGCATTACCATTGGCAAATGGCGAGCGTCTTCGTGGTTTCAGATTTAATAGAATTGTTCTGGACGAGTTCATCACTATTCCAGAAAAGATTTTCACAGAAGTTATTCTTCCGTTCCTTGGCGTTATTGAAAACCCAGTAGAAAGAGAAGAGATGTATCAGCTTGAAGATAAGCTGATAAAATCAGGCATGATGAGAGAAGAAGAAAGATACGTTTGGCCCAACAACAAACTAATTATTCTTTCTTCTCCTTCATTTAAGTTTGAATACATGTATAAGCTATTTAAAAAATATGAAGCACTTATTTTCAAAGAAGATGACTCTCAAATTGAAGAAGAAGATGATGAAGATCTAAGTGACAATGCTTATAGATTAATAATGCAATTAAGTTATGACTGTGCGCCAAAAAGATTATACGACCAAAACTTATTAAAACAAGCAAAGGCAACCATGTCTGAAATGCAGTTCATGAGAGAGTTTGGCGCTCAGTTTGTTGACGAAAGCGATGGATATTTTAGGCTTTCTAAAATGGCTGCTTGCACTATTATGGATGGAGAGTTTCCAGCGGTTGAGATTGCAGGTAATTCATCAGACGAGTATATTATTTCTTTCGACCCCAACTGGGCTGGCAATTCTAGTGCTGACCATTTTGCAATGCATGTATTCAAGGTGGATAGAGAGTCAGAAAAGGGATGCTTAGTTCATTCTTATGCAATTGCTGGAGTTGATTTAAAAGAGCATATGTTTTATTTCCATTATTTATTAACTCATTTCAATATAGTTGGTATTTGCGGAGACTATAACGGGGGCGTTCAATTTATACAATCTTGTAACGAAAGTAAATTATTTCAGGATTCTAAAATATTTATTAACGTTATGGAAGTCGATTTCGACAAACCAGAACTGTATTTAGATGACCTTAGAGAGTTTAAGAATCAATATAATAGAAAAGAAAAAAAATATTGTATTCTTAGAAAACCATCTTCAAACTGGATTAGGGAAGCAAACGAAATGTTACAGGCAGCAATCGACCACAAAAGAATTCTTTTTGGCGCTCGCGCTTTAGACTCTCATTTCGAAGAACAGAGAAAGAAAAACATACCAATAGATAATTTGAAATGGGATTTGGGCATCCAAAGATCTTCTCAAGGAGCTATGATGATTGATTTCATAGATCATCAAAAAAGTATAATCGAACTTACAAAGTCGGAATGTGCCAATATCGAAGTTGCATCTAATCCGCAAGGAAGTCAGTCATTTCAACTTCCTCAAAACTTTCGAAGACAAAAAGGACCAAATAGAGCAAGAAAAGATTCTTATTCTGCTTTGGTTTTAGGCAATTGGTTTTTAAAAATATTTTTCGATGCACAAAATACCAAGGAAGTAAAAAAACAAACTAGCACTTTTACTCCTTTTATAATTTGAAAGTTTAAAAGTCAACTTTATAAAGTTAGTGTAACATTTATATATGTCGGAAAAACGCAAATATCAAAAAAGATCAGATTATTGGAGTAAGTTTCAAAAGGCAGAAAGCTCTTCTTTAGAATTGTTTTCAAAACCGACAGATTTTTCTCCAGAGCTTATTGGCGAAAGTTATTACGAATCCAATGCAAGTTGTGGCACAAAAATAGGTACAGAGTATAGAAAAAATTCTGTTTCCAAAAACCCAACCAAAGATAGGTTTAAAAATATCTATGATGGAGTTTTGCCTTACGATTATTCTGCTGACTTTGTGGATGTTCATGATGCAATCGAACTTTGTCAAAAAGCTTATTTCAATATTCCAGCATTCAGAAGCACTGTTGATCTTTTATCAGAATTTGCGGATTCAGATATTTACTTGGAAGGTGGAAATGGTAAATCGAGAGCATTTATTGAAGCTTGGTTTAGAAGAATAAAAATTCATGACGTAAAAGCCCAATATTTTAGAGAATACTACAGATCTGGTAACGTTTTCTTTTATACGCTTGAGTCGAAAATAAAAAACTCAGCAGAAAGCTTGATAGAATCTTACGGCGCTGTAAATACACGTTCTGAAATTCCTATTAAATATGTTCTTCTTAACCCTGTAGATATTGGAGCGAAAGGAGCTATTTCTTTTGGAGATTTTGAATATGTAAAAATTTTAACACCATTTGAAGTTGCAAGATTAAAAAATCCAAACAATCAATATGAAAAAGAATTGAGGACTTCTTTACCTAAAGATGTTCTTGAAGGAATTGACAGAGGTGCAAGAAATACCTCAGATAAGATTTACTTAAAAATAGATTCAAAATCTTTAAATCCTATTTTTGCAAAAAAACAAGATTACGAACCTCTTTCCATTCCAGCATTATTTGCTGTTTTGGACGACATGAATAAAAAGATTGAACTTAAAAAAATAGATCAAGCTATAGCACGTTCTATTGAAAATGTTGTTCTACTTGTAACGATGGGTGCAGAGCCAGATAAAGGAGGAATAAATGATAAGAATATTAGGGCGATGCAAGAGATTTTTAAAAACCAAAGCGTTGGCAGAGTATTAGTTTCCGACTATACCACAAAAGCTGAATTCGTTATTCCTGATCTCAAAAAGGTTATGGGCAAGGAGAAATACGAAATTTTAAATAAAGATATCGAAGAAGGTTTGCAAAACATTTTAATTGGAGAAAGCAAATATGCAGACACAAAATTAAAATTAAAGATTTTCATGAATCGTTTGGAAGAATCAAGAAACCTTTTCTTAAAAGAATTTCTTCAACCAGAAATTAAAAGAATTTGCAAAAGTCTTGGTATGCGTTCTTTTCCAACAGTTAAGTTTGTGAAAACTGATACTTTAGATGATTCTGATTTACAGAAACTTGTTACTCGTATGATGGAATTAGGTTTACTTACTCCAGAGCAAGGTCTTAAAACTATCAGAACTGGTATCTTCCCAAATGAAACTGATCTTGTTCCAGCACAAAAAGATTATTTGGAAAATAGAAAAGAGGGCTACTATATGCCTTTGGTTAATAGCATTAATCTTCATAAAGAAGACGATGAAGCTAAACAACAAAATTTTGAAAACAAAATGGTTGTTGAACAAAAGAAAACTACAAGTGATTTAGCAAAAAATACAATTACTCCTTCTCCAGTAGGTACTCCAAAAACAGCTACGTCTTCGCCTTCTTCTGGAGGAAGACCACTAGGTAAATCTAATGCTACATTCTCAAAGAAAAGCATTCTTTCTACAACAAAAGAAATAAATGAATTTGAGCTTAAAACATTTGCAGCCTTTTCTGAAAAATACGGAGTTGAGAAAATGGAAAAAGACAAAGAGTTAATCTCTAGAGTTTCAGAATCAATTATTGTTGCAAAGGAAAAAGAAGAATGGGATGAGACTTTATCTAAAATTGTTGAAGATTTTGATCACTTGTCTGAATTAAATATTTCTACAGAAGTGCTTGATGTTGGAGCAAAACATCAATTAGATGATCTTGCCGCAGCAATTTTATATCACTCTACTAAAAATTCTGTGTAACAAGAGCATATGTCCAAAAAAGAAACCTTTGAAGATTTTTTAAAATCAGAATTTTCAGGCTCGATCAGAGTTATAACTGATACTGAATTTGATGATTTTGGTGTTTCCAAAGGATCTTTTGTTGCAAAAGCTAAATCTCTTCTTCCAGATGATTTTGATCCTTCTCAAAATATGGATATTCTTCCAGTTGTTTTCAATTTAGCCAAGGTTAATGAATTCAATAAAAATGGTGATGGAATATCTACAGCAGATGCTATTAACATGGTTAAAAGATTTGCTAACAAGCCAATAAATATTGAACATAAAAAAGCTAAAATTGTTGGACATATAATCAATGCTTCCTTTTCAGACAAAGAGCCAGATTTTAAAGAAAACGATATAGAGTCATTTAAAGATAGAACAGATCCTTTTTTTATTAATGCTGCTGGAGTTATTTATGGTCATATTTATCCGAAGTTATCTTCTTTGATATCTGAGTCTTCTGACGAAGAGAATGAAACATATCAGTCAATATCGACAAGTTGGGAATTGGCTTTTAAAGATTGGGCGGTAGCCAAAGGTTCTTTGAAATTAGAAGATTGCGAAATCATTTCTGATAAAGAAGAAATGCTAAAATATAAAAAATATATTAAAAAGTTTGGTGGTAAGGGAGTTGACGAAAAAGGAATTCCTATAAATAGACTTATTGTTGGAAACACAATTCCACTAGGTGGAGCATTAACTTATAATCCAGCAGCAGGAGTCAAAGGTGTTTATTTATTAGATGAAGAACTCACTAATGAACAAGACGACAACGAAGAAGAAAACGAAGACGAAAACGAAAGTAAGGAAATTCAAGAAGATCAATTTGAAGAAAATGAAGAAAATAATTCATCTAATTTAAATTTAATTAATGAAAAAAATTCCCTAATTACAAAAAACATTGTAAAGATTAAAAAATTCAAGGATATATTAAATATGAACGATAAACAATTCGAACAATTTCTTCAAAAGATGGAGCAAAGCATTGCTTCAGTAACTGGAGAAGAAAGTCAAGCAAAATCCATTGGTGTAATTTTTAAAGACGCTTTGCTTGAGCAAGGAGAGTCTTGGAAGTCACAAGTCCAAGCAGAAAAAGAAGCAAAAGAAAAGCTTAAAACCGAAATGGAAGAGCTTAAAGCCTCCTTCGAAGATTCGAAAAAAGAACTTGATGCAATCAAAGCAGAAATGGAAACAAAAGCTGCTGTTGAACTTTTCAATTCTCGCATGAATTTCCTTGAAGACAAATTTGAATTTTCCGAAAAAGAACTTGAATTTGTTGTTGCCGAAGTCAAAGGACTTGGCTCAGAAGAAGTAAATTTTGAAACCTATAAAGAAAAAGTATCTACTCTTTTCTCACATAAATTAAAAGAAGTAATCGCCTCTCAGAAAAAAGAGGTGGAAGCAAAAATCGAAGAAGAAGTTGCAAAACGCCTTTCTGAAAAAACAGAAACTTCTAATGCTTCCGTAGTAGACGAAGAAAAAGTAGAAGCTACAGATGAAGAAAAAGACTTGGAAACCGAAGAAGCAAAAGCTAACGTTATTAATAATAACGCCCAGTCAAGCACAGAGGAGTCCTTGATTCAAAAACTAAAGCAGAGTTTTTCTGTCGAAGTGACCAACTAATAAAAAAATATAAATATTATGTCCAATACAATTACAAGAATGCTACCATTCCGTCAGATCAACGAGAACGATGTTATCAACATGTTTTCTCTTGATACTATCACAGGAGAGGCTGGATCACTTGTCAAGATTAGCTCTGCCAACCTTGATTTAGATCCTGTTAATCTTATCGAACGTGCCGATTCACTCGGTTTCCAAAACTATTTGGGTAATGCTTCGTCATTATATCCAGAAGTTCCTTATAAAGTAACGAAAGTTGCGAACACTGGAGAGCGCCCAATTGGTATTCTCTTGAAAGATGTTCGTTCAGTTGATGAAAACGGTGAGAATCTTCAATATTATCCACGCAAGAAAGAAGAACTTCAATGCGTTCTCTCTGGAGAAGCTGTGCCTATCGCTACTCGCGGTATCTTTATGCTTAACTCAAGAGCGCTTGCTGGTGGACTCGCTCCTGCAATCAACTCTTATGCAATTCCTTCTGCAAACGGAACTTTGACAGGTGTTGCCGCAGCTTCCGCAACAGCAACTCAAAAAGAGTATGCAGTTGGTAAATTCATCGCAACTGGTTCTCGCGCATCTCAACAAGATACCGACGAATACGCTGGTGTGTATGCAGTCCTTAAACTTGAACTCTAATAAGAAACAGATAAATGAAAATTACTATTAACAGAACAGAAGACCAACTTGCTTTGGTAAAGGCAATGGGAAGCAACAACCGCGAAGAGGCTTACGAGGCTCAAGCTGCGGTTGCTGAACTCATGAGTCCAGTCATCAACGAGGTAATCAATAACGCGCAATCTATTGGAAATCTTTTCTCCACCATGACTTTTGGTGCAGATGATAATCCTTCGATTCCTCTCGACTTGTTTTATGATATCACTGATGAAGATTTCATCACTGTATATTCACAGCAAGTAGCTGGTGGACTTCCTTACAGCCAAGTATTCCCTGCACACAACGAACTCAAGTTCTCTACCTACACTCTTGACAGTGCTTTCGCATTCGACAAGAAGTATGTTCGTAAGAGCCGCTTGGATGTTGTCAGTAAAACATTTACTCGTATGGCACAAGAGATTCTCCTTAAACAAGAGAAAACAGCATTCAACGTTCTTGCCGCTGCACTTGTCCGTGGTAACACCAAAATTGGTGCTGGTTCTTCTGCTTTCGGCAACCACATCATTGGTTCAACTACTGAAAACCAATTCACATTGGACGACTTCAATCGTCTCATCACTCGTTGCAAACGCATCAGTGCTTCCTTCTCTGGAGGAACTCCTGTTGGTGGAGCAAAAGTTGGTGTTACCGATATGATGGTTTCTCCAGAAATGATCCAAGAACTTCGTGCAATGGCTTATCAGCCAATCAACACTCGTCAAGCACCTTCTGGTGTCTCTTCGATTGCAGGAACAGAAGAATTCCGTAATCAGCTTTATTCTGCTGCTGGACTTCCTTCTTTCTATGGAATCAACATGATTGAGATTCTTGAGCTTGGCGTAGGTCAACGCTTCAACAAAATCTTTGATGCTGTTGTAACTGCAAACGGTGCTACCGTCATTGGTGGTGGTAACTCTGGTACGTTCGTACAAGCAGACGACGAAATCCTTATCGGTATCGACCGTTCACGTGAGTCATTGGTTCGCCCAGTGGTTCTTGATGAAGATTCTTCAGCAGAATTCTCCATCATGGTTGACGACCAGTTCACCGTTCGCCAAAACAAAGTTGGCTACTACGGTAAACTTGAAGAAGGTAGAGTTTGCCTTGACGACCGTGCTTTAGTAGGTATTGTTGTCTAATTCATGAAATAAAATTAGAGCCGCTCCGAAAGGGGTGGCTCTTTTTTTTTGATTTTTTTAATTTAGAATATATCATTATATATGAACAATCAATTTGATCCAGCTAAATACGAAGAAGAAATCTTAAAACACGAAAAAAAATCTCCATCTAAAAATTTAGATATTTCTACTTTTGAAGAATTCGAAGTAACTGATGGCAAAAATAGGGACGAAGAAGATATTCAAAAAATTAAAGATTTAGAAGAAGTTCTTGGTCTTAGACAATTTAACCCTTATGGTACTTTAAATAGAGATATTTTTGAAGAGAAAATTGGAGATATGACAATGACTGATATGCAAAATTTAGCCATGCAAATCGGCTTTCCTCCAAGTAGAGATAGACATGCTTTAAAAAAAGGATTGAAGAAAAGTTTTGATACTTTTTTGAAACAACATAGTGTTGGAGCAGTCTTTCAACCTCAACCACTTTTTGATCAGAATTCCCCAAATTACAAAGAGACTGTAAGATTATTTGAATGAATGATTTTGGTAATTTAGCTTATAAGATTGTTAAATATGAATTCAAGGAAGATGTTTCTCGTTTTCCTATTTCGTATGTATCTGGATGGCTAGAAACAAATCTAGGAGAATTAAATGGTCTTATCCATGAAGAGTATTCTATTAATGAAAGTGGGAATATTTCTCCTTGTCCTCTTTCTAATATAGAAGAAAATATTTTCTCTTACTTGTACCAAATTAATTATTATGATAAAGCAGCAAGAGAATCTTTGAGGGGTATTGTTTGGAGCAATAACAGCGGCGTTGTTGATGATTGGACTTCTATCAAAGAAGGAGACTCATCTATACAAAGACAAAGCAAAAATTCAATTTCTAGAACTTATATGGAAATCTCTAAGGAGACAAGGAAAAGACTTAATGATTTAATATATCAATATAACTCAACAAAATCTTATCCGTTACAAGTTGCTGGCGATGATGGTTATTATTATGAAATTTACAACAATCACTATGACAGATAATGGCATCATTAATTTCCAACGCGCAAAAATCATCAATTGATTCTGCTTTAAGTCTTTTGCACGATACCTTTAGTATCGAAATTTATGCTTATATAGAAAAATCAGAAAGCGTAGTATCTGATTTAAATTATAATGCGGTTTATGGATCTTCAAAGAATCAGAGCATCGCTTCTTTCAATAAAACTTTAATCAAAGAGGCTATACAAGCCAGAGTTAAATTTTTCACCAATCAAGAAGAAAATACTTTACCAGCAAATTTATCAGAATCAAAAGGTTTAGTTCGCATAAAGATTTCTAAAGAGGATTACGAAAAAATTAAAATTTGCACAAAAATTCAAATTAGAGAAGCTTTTTACACTGTTGATGGTGATGCTGATATTGAGGGAATATTTTCTGATAATTATTATACCATTTATTTGAGGCGTGAAAACTAATTTCTTAAAAGCATCTCAGTTAAAAGTCACATTAAATAAAAAACAATTTCAAAAAGAAGTTTTTGTTGGTGGCGCAAGCGTTATTACCAGCAAGCTTAGACCAATAATTCAAGAAAGAATTAACGAAGCTCAAAAAGAAATGGTTGAAGAGTTTGAGACTCACCCAGTATCTGTTGAGATTTCAGGAGGCAACAACTCAAGCAATACAAGCGGTCTTTTAGGTGGTTATGGAAATCTCTTTTCTTTTATTGGTTTTGAAGACGGACAAACTCCAATTTCAGAGCTTTCAAATATATTGAAAAAAAATATACCTTTCAAAATAAGAAGAGTAAATGCAAATGGTGGTTATTCAGTGCTTGTTCAAGCCCCTTCAAAAAAAGAATTAGAAAGCATAGCCCAAGTTTCTTGGATGGGGGGTAGAAGTTGGTTAGATGGAATTGAAAGAAGTATAGCTGGTTTAAACAGATATTTATATGATCCACAATATTCTTTAAAGAATTCCAGATCTGGAACTGGTTCTCAGACACAAAACGACATTAGAAGTGTAAGACAAGTAAGAAGCCCATATCTTTCTAAAATACTTTCTAATTTTAAAAATAGACTCAATAGACTTTGAAAGCGCAATTTGATCAACAATTAATATCTAGTTTCTACCTTTGGTTTGAAAATCAACTATTGGCTGATTCTGTTCTTGCTTATCAGACTGGCGTGGCAAACAGCTACCAATATATTGATGCATTTGACGTTCCAGATAACTTTGTGGCATATCAGGGCAAATACAGGCAATTAGTGGCAGACTACGATGTTTCTGTACCTAATTCTGGATTCTTTATAAACAACACATTTATTTCTGGTGGGCAGTCTGGCTTTTATACCGATTACAATAATGGAAGAATTATTCTTCCTGCTGCATCTGGACAAAGCTTAAATATTACTTCTACTTCTACAGTAAAAGAAATCAATACTTATTTATCTAATGATAGTCCAGAACAAATTCTTATTGAAAGCGATTTCATGGTTAATGGAGAGACTATTCCAAATTTATATAGCCAAAAGAAAAAACTTGATGAAAATATTTATATGTTGCCAGCTTGTTTTGTTTTTCCTATAGAATCAGAAAATAAAGAGTTTTCCTTTGGTGGAGAAGAAGAAACTAAAAGTAGAATTAGGGTAATGGTTTTGGCAGAAGATAATTATACCTTAGATGGAATACTTTCAGTATTTAGAGACTCAGCTAGAAAATGCATTCCAATTATTGATTATGAAGATTTTCCTTATGGAGCTTTCTTTTCGATTAAATCATTTCCTTATAGATATTCTCAACTTTCTCAAACATCAATAAAAAAATCTTTTATTGAAAAAACTATGGCTTCTAGAATTGCTGCTGGTATACCAGATACTAAAACATTTAGGATTGGATTTTTAGATTTTGATATATCAACTTATCGTTTCCCAAGATAGAACGCTTGTGTAATTAAAAAAAACTAAAAAAATATGGCTCGCACACGAATTATTTCCCAAAGTAAAGCTCTTTTTGTATCTCCAACAGGGCTTCTTGCAACAAATTATGGCTATGCATCTAATACTGGTGCTTTAGCTCCTCAACAACTTCATAGAATTGATACATTTTCATTTGATGTTGACTTGGCTGGAGGAAGACAAGATATCCGTGAATTCGGTCAGCTTGCTCGTATCGGAACAATTAGAGTTGGAGAAATTACTCCAACTATTTCGTTAGGTTATTATCTTGGTGATGGAGCAAACGAACACAACCTTGGATTCAATATTGCAGGTATCAACGGTGCTGGTACAGTTTCGCAATTAATCTCTGGTATTCTTACCCAAGACCCAATTAAAAAAGAAAAAAACTTGTACCTTTTAACAACTCAAGAAGGAACAGATGCTTTCGCTGCATCTTCTTATACTCCTGCTGCTCGTTCTGGACATGATGTTATTGGATTTGGTAACGCTACTCTTTCTAATTATTCTTTGAGCCTCGCTGTTGGAGAAATCCCACGTGTGGATGTAGAACTTGAGTGCGGTAATATTCGTTTCTACACTGGAACAAGTTCTGGTAATTCTTGTGTAAATCCTGCTCTTATTAGAGAAACTGCTGCTCAACTTGATACTGGTAGATTTGTTATCACTGGCGCAAATACTGGTTTAACTTCAATTGACGTTCTACGTCCATCAGACGTAACCGTTTCATTTACCAATAATGCTGCTGGTATCGGCGGTGTTGCTCTTAGCGGTGTCCAAATTCAAAGCGCAACTATTGAAGTTCCACTTAGTCGTGAAACTCTTGAAAAACTTGGAAGTGAGCTTCCTTATTCAAAACCTCTTGAGTTCCCAATCAATGTTACTTGCAGTATTAATGGTCTTATCACAGACTTCACAGAAGGTGCGCTTCAAACAATCCTTACTGGATGTGCTGGAGAGTCTAACAATGACATCACGATTAGTGTTGCAAACCGTTGCGACAGTAGCGATGAAGTTATTCGCTATGTATTCAAGAATGCAGTTCTTGATAGCCAAAACTTCTCTATCGGTCTTGATGACAATGAAACAGTTGATTTGACATTCTCTGCTCAAATCGCAGGAGCTACTACCACAAATGCGGGTGTATTCCTTAGCGGTTCCTTCGATGGAGTTGGAATTACTGGAAGAGATAACGAATATCCTCGTTTCTTCTAATTAGCTTAAAAGTTCAAGGGTGGCTGGGAAACCAGTCACCCTTTTTTTGTGTAAGATATTGCATGAGCGTTGAAAGAGTAACTTATGCAGATTCAAGAGTCTACGTAAATAATATTTTGCTTACTGGCATATCTAGTTGCGAGATTAACGCAACTAGAGAATTCGAATCTTTAAGTTCTCTACTTTCTTTAAATACAGTAGATAAAATATTAAAATCAGATCAAAAACCACAAGTAACTCTTTCTTGGATTGTTGGAGAAGAATCAAGCGATCCATTCTTTGATTTTGAAACTAATGGAATTTTATCTGTTGACAGCTTCACTATTAAAAAAAGAGATATTTTAGGCACTTTAGAAGCAACGGGATGTTTTCTCACTTCTTATTCTGTAGATGCCTCTGTTGGTTCTTTAATTACTGCAAATGCATCATACGAAGCACTTGGTTACGAATTCACCGATGATGGGAAATTAAATATAGCCGACCAAACATCAGATTATTATAGAGCTTTTGTGCCTTCTTCAATACAGTTAAGTTCAAACTTTTCAGAAGGAGATATATTCTCCC